AAAACCTTTGGTACAATAAACCAATTCAGTCATTTATTCAAACATGGGTAAATCATACTAGAGGAATGAAATTGAATGACTTTGATAAAATTGAAAAATCAGGTAAAGAAATTAATGAAGCCATTGTATTGTTTTTACAAAATATACCAGATGTAAATCCTGAAAACCACGATTATTCTTACGACAACATTTTATACAAAAGATACTTGGATGGGATTGGTGTTAAAGTACCAAACAACTGGATGTATTTCAACAGAATCTTTCCACAGATAACAAAAAAGATATTCAAGAAATATAACTATAAGTTTGTGGATGCTTTTATGGGTTTAAATGATTTCACTGGTGATAAAATCAAGAGAGTATTACATAGTGTAGAATCAACAGATGGGGTTGAGTCATTAAAGTTTGCACTTGATTTCTTTGGGAAAGATTTCATATTATCTCAACCTGATGTCTTCATTAAAGAAATATTGGAAAGTACATCTTTCTTTATGGATTGGCAAGTGTTTATTAATCACCATAGAATTAGTTTGGTTGACTTCACCAAAACTGAGGTAAAATATTGTTTCGAAATTTTCAAGTTGGTTGTTAGGGGTGAAATTAATTTACATTCATTCACTGACCATATTGCTTACAAGATTAGATTAAAAAACTTTGAACCTGTAATGTGGAGAGCCAAGAATTATGATACTTTTGCTGAAGAACATTATATTTGGTCTGAAAAGATTGGTTCGATGAAAAGTGCTGAGTATAGAAGATTATATGATGAAAAGTTCAAGGAATATATCGAAACACCCATCTTTGATTATTATCCTGTATTACTGACTGAAAGTAAGGAATACAATATGGAGAGTTTCCTCCAATCAAATTGTGTTAGAACTTATACAGATAAACCAGCATCCATTATCATATCTTTAAGAAAAGGGGGAATTCACTCCAAAACAAGGGCAACCATTGAATATAAGATTGAAAATGATTTTGATAAAATTAAATTCAATCGTGTCCAATCCTTGGGTAGATATAATGAAAAGTTGGATGAAAGTTGGACAAAAGTTTTAATTGAACTTGACACCAAAATGTTTTATACTTTGGAAAATGATATCTTTAAGTTGCCTGAGGTTGAAATAAAATATGGTGGGAAAACATTTATGTCACATTTGATATTTGTTGAGGATAGTGTCAAAGCTCAATTATATAATGGTACAACTAGTAAACTACCACCAAGAAAAATTGTTACATTCACAAATAATCCTGTAAAAAACATTTATAATCCAACATTAGAACTATTATGACAAACAGAAACAGAGTTAATGATATATTCAAAGAAAGATTTAAACAAATCCCCTCTTCATTATATATAAAAAATGAAAATATTTCTAAAGAAAACTTGGATAAGTTTTTAAGTAAATCTCATTTGATTTTTGTTAATAAGAAGGTGGCGGAAGGAAAAATAGTTGAGATGGATAGATTAGTTGAATACGATTCGAATGGTATTCTTATTTACATAAAAGGGGTTGAAGATATATTTATTCTAACCACAACAGATAGATTGAATGTTGCGGAGTTTACTTTACATAACTTAATAAAACTTAATAAATAATTTAATTTTGATACAACTTAGTGATATTTATAATAAACACTAAGTTGTATGGAAAACGGAAAAATATATAAAATTACAAACACCGAAAACAATAAAGTTTATATTGGTTGTACGATTAATACACTAAAACATAGATTTGAAGAACATTGTTACAGATGTCTGAAAACTAACATCAATACAAAATTATGTAATAATGTTAGAAAGTATGGTGTTGAAAAGTTTACAATTGAGTTGATTGAAGAATGTTCATTGGATGTTATATATAATAGAGAGGTTGAAGTTATTAAGGAACACAATAGTTTTGAGGAAGGATTAAACTCTACAGTAGGAGGAGAGGGATGTTTAGGTTATAAACACTCACCTGAAATAAGAATGAAGATATCTAATGCGGTTAAAGATGGTAAATCACATAAAGGTAAAACTTATGAAGAGATTTATGGAGATAGAGCACAAGAAGAAAAAAATAAGAGAAAACAAGCGGGTTGGTCTAAAAATTTGAATGAAGAAGAAAAGTTAAAAGTTATTGAAAAAATAAGAAACATTAAACGAAGTAAATCTAAAACCAGTATTGAAACTATTAATGGTATTAAAAAATTAATAAGTGAAAATGTTAAGCCAAGCGAAATAAATAAACAATATCCTGAAGTTCATATTAGAACAATATATAGTATAAAAGCTGGAACTAGATGGAAAGATTAAAAAACAAAAAAATGGAAATCACAAGTGAAGAATTAAAATCAAAAATTGAATCAGGTGAACAAGTTATTATTGACTTTTGGGCCAGCTGGTGTATGCCGTGCAAGATGTTTAAACCCACCTTTGATAAAGTTGCCGAGAGTTCTGAAGTACCTATGTATACAATGAATGTTGAACATAATGGTGAATATGCTGTTGAGTTGGGTATTCGTGCAGTACCAACCATTAAAGCTTTTAGTAATGGTGGTGAAGTTTATTCTAAATCAGGTATTCTTAGTGAGTCAGAATTAAAAGGAGTTATAAATAACATCATCAATGGATAACAAACTAGTAATAGTATATACAATGAAAGGTTGTCCCCACTGTACGGACTTCAAAGATTTATTAGTTCAAAATGGCATTGAGTTCTATGATAGAGATATCGATGAATATAGTGACGAGTTTGATATGTTTGTCGAATTAACAGGAAAAGATTTTGTTCCAGCATTTATGTTGGTAGATGAATCCGAGAGTGACGAACCCATACCAATGTTATTTGCACCTGAAGAGGATTTCAACGAATTAGAAGAAGGATTGGAAATTATCAAAAAGTTCTTACAATAAAAAATGTCCCCAATATTAGGGGACATTTTCATTTAGAATATAACCAAATCTTTCATTCTATCTTTAACTAACCAAGGTTTCTCATTTAGTTGATTATCAATATCTCTTTCAACATCATAATCTTTAATATAGTCATTTGCAAACTTGTTTAAGTTGAAATCAAATACATCTAATATTAATGACTTAATTTTCTCTGGTGTATAAATCGAATCACAAGTTACCTCAATGTTAAAATCATCCTCATTGTTAATAACTGAAGAATACTTAAATGTAATTTTATCAGTTTCAAGTAAGTTAAATAATTGATTGCAAATATGTTCACCATAATATAATTCTCTTCTACCAAGGTTTAAGCTATATCCATAAGGGAATGATGAGGAAACAGAAAGAAAGTTCGTTGTGTTGAATATTTTAAGGTTCTCAGGGATGAATGGGGAATAGAACTCTAGTTCCAATTTGTCTGTAAAGTTAATATTATTTAGGAACTCTTTGTTGTAATCATTTTTACTATCTCTATTAACTTCATTGATTACCTGTTGGTGGAAAATAGGTCTATCACTTTTATGATATTCAAAGTAATATTCGTTTGGGGAAAGCGGTTCTCTATAATCTATTAAATCAATTATATTGATATGTTTAAGATTAAGATAGGTTAATAAATCAGGATTCTTTTCAACAAATAAATCTCTTAACTTATTTAAATCTAAAACTTCATCTGAGTTTGTTGCACCATAAACAACCAAGAATGATTTAAAATCAACAACTTGAAATCTTGAGGTAAAGTTTGGGTTTACATTTTTGACAATAAAGTCAGCGAATAGGTTTACAAAACCTTCTTTTGATAATCTATTAATATACTTCATAATTTTTTTATCAAATGTATAAACAAAAAAATTATTATCTTAAATAGTAAAAATAAAAAAAGGGACATTGATTGTCCCCTTCAAAGTTCGTACCTTCCCTTCAGTGAAGTTATCTTTTGTTGTAGTACTTCTCAACAACCTTTTTGATTGATTCTTGAATGTTGTTGTTAGTCACCTGTCTCTGACTAGTTTGGTTACTAGCAGGTGGTGGTGTTGAAGGGGCTGGTTGACCTTGTGGTTTGTTTTTGCATCCACATCCCATGTCATTATCAGTTTAATTAATTTATGAAGTCAACTTCATTAATAAATATCTTAAGTATTTATATTATGTAAATAAAACCTTATTTGACAATATGAAAAAAATTATTATAGCCGAAAGTCAGGCAAAAAACCTAATTAAAATCCTTAAAGAACAAAATGAGGGTGAATATTATGAGATGACTGGTAAACAATATGAGGAACTATTGAAGTTAGCTTCATATAACTCAAAGGTTACTGGTATTAAAAAGTTTGGTGGAAAACCATTATATGTCGTTGGAGATGTTAATTTAAGTGGAACTCCAATAAAAGACTTGGGAAATGTTGCCGTTATTACTGGAAGATTAAATATTAGTAGTACACAAATTAGTAGTTTGGGTAATACTATAGTTAAAGGATATGTAAGTGATTATAATACACCAATTGAAAAAATGAGAATTAGAAGAGAGGAGTTGGCTAAATTGGCTGATGCTGATGAGAGGAGACAAGATGGTGAATGGGACTTGGATAATCCAAAGATTGATGATGAAGGATTGGCGGCAAATGCTTTGTTTGATTATTTGGTTTATAAGGGTGATTTGGATGAGATGGATGAAGAAACCAAGAATGAAATAAAAACTAAGAAGGAAGAAATTGAAAGGTTAATTGAAGAAGGTAAAGGGTTGGATATGGACTCTGAAGAAAGGGAAGAAATATATGATAGGATTACTGACTTAGAAAATGAAATTGAAGAATTACAAGAGGGTGTTGCTGATGTATATTATCTTATACCACAATCTTATCGTTCATATGGTGACCTTAACAATTTCGAGGTTATTGGTTTGAGGGGTCAAGAATATGTTGTTGGTTATTGGGATGATGTGTATGAAGCGGCAGTTGAGAATCAAGAACAATTGATTGAGGATATTGGTATTGATGGAATTAGTAGGGGACTAATTGAAGATAATATTGACAAAGGTCGAGTTAGAGAATATATGGAGGAGTTTTATAGAGACGACATTACTGACAACCCTGAAGTTTATTTTGATGATGATGATTACCAATTAACTGATGAACAAGAAGAGAGAAAAGAAAGATTGGAAATTGAAATTGAAGGATTGAGAGAAAAATTAGAAAACACGGAAAATGAAGATGAAATAGCTGATTTGGAAACAGAAATTGGGGGATTTCAAGAAGAATTAGATAGTATAGAACCAGATACAGAACCAACTGATGATATGATTGACGAAAAAGTCGATTACTATATAAGAAACACTGATGAAATAGATTGGTTGAAGGAAATGGGTTATGAATTAAATGATTGGGTTAATTTGAAAGGTGTTGCCCGAGATATAGTTGATAGTGATGGTTTGGGTGTTATGGCTTCTTATGATGGAAATTACGATGAACGAACAGTAACAACACCTGATGGGAAGAAATATACTTTTGTCATAATGAGAATGAACTAGTTTATTTTAGATAAAACTTTAATTATATTTTGAGTATGAAGAAGAATAAATTAAAGTTTGTTATGAGTACAGATTGGATATTCGAAGGTGTCATTGACGCTGAATTAAAAGAATATGTCCTCTTAGGTTATTTCCAAAAACTGAACAAACAATTGGAAGAAATGAAAGTTTATCCAATGTTCACGGAAATTACCCTCCATTTAGCAAACATTCGAAATCTATTATCAAAGAATCAAATATTATATACAGATAAGTCATTACTCAATGTTGACGATGAGATAACACTTGCTGACCTGAAAACTAAGGACAGACCAATCTTAACCATACACGAAGAAACTGAACTTATAAAGATATTAAAATATAGTGATGCCAAACTACAAGATTACTTTGACATCATTAAATCTGTTTGGACAATAGTTTATGATGCAATCGAAGTTGTATCTATATTAAACGAAGATAATTTAACTTCCAAGAAAGGTTATTTCTATACCAAATCTAGTAATTTAATAGACATTTGGGAGTACAATATTAGAAAACATAAGGGTGAAAATAAGACAACCTTCAAACAAATTGAAGACCCCAACTTTTATACTCACCTTATATCAACTGAAAATGAGTTACCAACATTTTATATTCATTGTGATAAAGAAGTTCCATTCGAGGAAACTTTGTTACCATTGATGAAAAGAAAGGTATTGTCGTATATTTTTCAGTCAAAAAACTTAGCAATAAGGTAATATTGGAAATTGGATTATTTGGTTGTGTTAAATTAATTATTAAAAGTTAATAAACCAATAAAACAATTTTATGAAAAAACTTTTTATTTTATTTTTCGTTGTATTAGCAAGTTTACAATCTTGTAAACAAAAAGATTCTTGTGCTGATACAGTATGTCCAAATGGTCAAGTTTGTGTTGATGGAACTTGTCAAGGAGCAACAACTAATGTTGTAATATCATCAAACATTAGTTCTAACACAACTTGGACTGCGGACAATGTTTATGAGTTGGGAGGAAGAATCACGGTATTGGATGGTGTTACACTAACAATAGAACCAGGTACAGTTATCAAAGGTCAAGCAGGTACAGGAGCAAACGCAACAGCTTTATTAGTTGCAAGAGGTGGTAAAATCAATGCTGTTGGTACACCAACTAAACCTATTATCTTCACATCTGTTGCAGATGAAATTACACCTGAACAAGTAGGTGCTGGACTTTTCATTAGTCCAAACCTTGACCCCGCAACACAGGGATTATGGGGTGGTGTTATTATATTAGGAAAAGCACCAATCTCAGCTTCAGCCAATGAAATCCAAATCGAAGGCATTCCAACTACTGACCCTAATGGTTTATATGGTGGAAACGATGTTAGTGATAACTCTGGTGTTATGAAATATGTTTCAATTCGTCACGGAGGTGCTAACATTGGAAATGGTAATGAAATTAATGGTTTAACTTTGGGTGGTGTTGGTAATGGAACAACAATTGAGAATATTGAAATCGTTGGTAATCAAGATGATGGTATTGAGTTCTTTGGTGGAACTGTAAATGTATCTAATCTTCTTGTATGGTTTTCAGGTGATGATGCTATTGATACAGACCAAGCTTGGGCTGGAACATTAAATAACTTTATTGTAATCTGTGGTAGTGCAACTGACCATGCTTTAGAAATTGATGGACCTGAAGGTACTTTAATGGCTTCACACACATTAAGAAATGGTTCAATCAAAGGAAGTCCTGAAGCGGAATTGGGTGACTTCAGAGCTTGTCCAAGAGGAACATTCGAAAACATTTTCTTCTTTGATTTTGTTGACCCAGCAACTGCGGGTAGAGGTGACTTATCAATATCTAATCCAACAAATTCTACTTGTTCAACAGATAATTTAACTAATGGAGTTTTGACTTTCTCAAACTTACAAGTTATACTTCCTACAAATGTAACATTGAGTAGTGTTTTCAAAAATGGTACTAGTACCTTTGCTACTTCTGTTACAACTAGAACAATTGGTGCTAACAAAACTGCACTCAATTGGACTTGGGCAGAACAAGCAAATGTATTATTGGGATTCTAAGAAATTAAAATCTAAATGAGAAAGGTTCTGACCAAAAGTTAGAACCTTTTTTTATTGTCAAAATCAAAATACTAATATGGAATCACTAAAACTAAGAGTAACTCTAACCAACACAAAGGGGTGGAAAGAAACGAAAGATGTCCACCTATCACATTACCTATCTCAAAAAGAAGAAGGAAACGATGTTTTAGATAAAATCGTTGAACAACTTATTCAGGATTATGAAAGGATGGGAAAAAATATGAATGAAAATAAAATAGAAAATCAAAAATGGAGACCGTAATCAAAACTTGGGAAAAGAAAGAAAGTGTTAATCACCCTTCTCATTATGGAGGCGCTGATAATGTTTATGAAGCGATAAAGGTGATAGATGCCTGGTCATTAGGATTTGCCTTGGGTAATACTGTAAAGTATATCAGTAGGGCGGGTAAGAAAGACCAATCAAAAGAATTAGAAGACCTAAAGAAAGCTTTATGGTATCTTCAACACCACATCAATCAATTAGAGAATAAATGAATACACCAATAAAATATTTCGGGGGAAAAGGAACAATGTTTAACAATATTATAGAACACTTCCCCAACCAAAATGACTTTAACATTTATTTAGAACCATTCGGTGGTTCCTTCTCAATAGGATTGAAAAAACCTGAAACTGAAATTGAGATTTACAATGATATAGAACAAAATGTTTATTCCCTTTATAAAGTTTTGTCGGATAAAGATTTATTCGATGAGTTCAAGTTCAAATGTGATTTAACTCATTTCTCCGAAGATTTAAGGAAGGAATTCAAAGATAAGTTGAAAGGTGACTTAACCACTTTGGATAGAGCATTTTACTTTTTTTATGTAAACAGAACATCACATAATGGTGTGGGTGGAATTACAATCAGCAACATAGTAAGAAGGAAGATGAGTAAATCAACTTCAGATTTTTTGTCTGCAATTGATAGATTACCTGAATTACACGATAGATTGTCAAAAGTAATTATGTTAAACACTAATGGAATAAAGTTGATTGAAAAATATAAGGAATATCCAAATTGTTTCATTTATGCTGACCCCCCTTATGAACAATCAACCAGAACAAATGCGAGATATAAGGAAGATATGGATAGAGATGGACATATTAAGTTTCTCGATTCTGTTATTGATTCCAAAGCTAAGATATTGATTAGTGGATATGATTGTGAATTATATGATAGATTGACTGATAATGGATTTATTAAAGTTCATTTTGATGTAAAAACTGTTGATGGTAACCATAAACCTAAAACCAAAACTGAAACTCTTTGGAAGAACTATGAATAAAGTTTATTAAAAAAAGAATAAAAATTTTTAGAAATGTTTTGGTTGTAAAAATATTTTTCATACATTTGTAATTAATCCACTTGTGAAACTATTTAAAATCATTTTATATTACAATTTAAACTCCAAACTATGAATCACGATTTAACTGCAACGGCAGAATTAGAACTTTCTGAGAATCAAATTATGTCCATTCTCAACAATTTAACAAATGATAATTTTTTGATATTGTTTAATGAACAACAAATACAAAGAAATTTATCAATTACAGGTGAGGAACTTTTACATACAATTGACCATAGAGGAAAATCTAAGGTTTACGATGAAGGGGTTCTTAATTATACAACAGATTTAGATACATTTTCATTTGGAAAGTCGAATCGTAAGATTATTCAAAAAAAAGTAGATGGGATATGTAAAACAATTGAAGAATATGGTATAATTGTTCCAATTATTGTGGATAAAAAATTAGAAATTGGTGAAGGACAACATCGTGTAAAGGCACTAATGAAGTATAATGAAAATAACCCCAATAATAAAAAAGGGATTCATTTTATAGTTCGTAAAGAAATTCCGGCTAAGACAGTTAAAGTTATGAATAGAACTTTTACTAATTGGAAACCAAATGATTATTTACACTCTTATGCTGAAGATGGATTTGTTGAATATATCAAATTGAAAAATTTTGTTGAAAAAAATAAAGACTTCAGTATATACTTACTTTCAGCTATGTGTCAGAATGATTTGTCTGGTATCGATAGACATGGTGGGAAATCAAATATAAATCATAACACTGGTGAATCTAGTATGGATAAATTTGAACAAGGTCGATGGACAGTTGTTTATGACGACCCAAATTTGGAAAGAGCTCAACGATATGCAGATGATATTAGAAAGGTGACTAAAGTTTGTAATGTTAAATCTAAACATCTTTATTTTGCATTGTTGAACTTATTAATGAATGTCCCCAAATTTGATTTGAATAGATTCATAGATAAATTACAAGAAAACTATTTGTTTTATAACAAAGTTAAAATTCATAATAGAGAACAAGCATATGATTTTATCGGTGAAGTTTACAATAAAAAATTGAAAAAGTCTGAAGAGTTTTTAGTAATATTAGAATACTACAACAATAAAAGAAAAAAACCATAAATGAACAAAGTTTATTTGATTGACATTGATGGGACAATATGTGAGGATATAAGAAATGAAGAATGGTATTTATACCCATTTGCACAACACTATGAAGAAAGTAGATTAATTCTAAATAAGTGGTATGATGAGGGAAATATTATAACATTCTTTACCGCCAGAGAGAGTAAAGATAGACATATTACGGAAGATTGGTTAAGATTGAAAGGATTCAAGTTCCACGGATTGATTATGGATAAACCAAGATGTAAAGATGGTCAGGTTTATCATTGGATTGATAATAGACCTGTAAGAGCAACAACTTATAAAGGTAACTGGACTGAACTTAAACAGATTTACGCTAAAATAGAAACATTTGAATAATGGTAAAAAGATTTGTTAGATTTCCAAATGAAATGGATTTCGTTGAAATGGAAATCAATATGGATGATTTTAATATGGTTACAGAGTTTAGTGACCAAATGTTTGGATGGTATAAAGGAACTTATATTTCAATAAAGTTATAAAATTAGTGAGAGTATTAAATCTATATGCTGGTATAGGTGGAAATAGGAAATATTGGGAAAATGTTGATGTGACAGCGGTGGAATACAATGAAGAAATCGCAAATGTGTATCAACATTTTTTTCCTAATGACACAATTGTGGTTGGTGATGCCCACGAATACCTTGCCAAGAACTGGAGAAACTTTGATTTTATTTGGTCAAGTCCCCCCTGTCAAAGTCATAGTAAAGTTAGAATGATGGCAAGCAAAGGAGGAAGTTATGACTCCGTAATGCCTGATATGAAGTTATGGGCAGAAATCATTTTCTTACAAAACTTTACCAAGAACACAAACATCAAGTTTGTTGTTGAAAATGTTAAACCATATTATGAACCATTTGTCAAACCAACAATAAAGTTGGGGAGACATTTGTTTTGGACAAACATTGATATCCCCGAAATTGAAATTAAAGATGGATTGACCCATAATGAGAGGGGAAGTTCCGAGAAAGGTTATTTTGATTTGAGGGAGTTTAAGTTATCCCACAGAAAAGACCAGATAATTAGAAATTGTGTTGACCCTGATGTTGGAAAATATATTTTGGATTGTGTGGTAAAACAAATTGATATATTAACATAAATTAGTTAGATTGATAAAATGGAATTAGTAACGACTTATATTTGTAAGACCTCAGATAATGGTGTTCACGATAATATATTCGGTGGAACAATATTGGGGTTAATCGACCAAAGTGCTGGTGCTTATGCTGCACAGATATGTGATACACCAAGAATGGTGACAATCAAAATTGATGAATTGATTTTCAAGAACTCCGTTAAGGTTGGTAATATTATTAAGTTCTATGCCACAGTTAAAGAGTTTGGTACAAGTTCCGTAACTTTATATATGGAAGTTAGAAAACATAATGTTTATACTGGTCATCAAGATGTGGTGGTATCAACCAATATCAAATTTGTAAGAATTGATGAAGAAGGTAGAGCCATCCCAATCTCTGAACGAGTTAAAACAAGATACTACAACAGAATGGAACAATATGGTAAAGGACTATTAAACCCTGAAGAAAAATAATATATATGAATAAATTAGATAAAGATTATCAAGAACTCCTATTGGATATAATGACAAATGGGGTAACAAAAAATGATAGAACTGGTACAGGAACAATATCAGTATTCGGTCGCCAGATAAGACATAAAATGTCAGATGGATTTCCAGTACTAACAACCAAGAAAATGTATTTCAAGGGAATTGTGACTGAATTGATTTGGTTTTTAAGGGGTGATACAAACATCAAATACCTTGTTGATAATGATTGTCATATTTGGGATGGTGATGCTTATAAGCGGTATATTATGTTACCAAAAAAATTATCTGAAGTTGTTTCTGATGGTGAAAAATTTAATGGTAGAAATTTAACAAAAGAAGAATTCATTAACAAAATCAAAACAGATAATGAGTTTGCTAAGAAGTGGGGTGAATTGGGAAAAATATATGGAAGACAATGGCGAAGATGGACTAAAAAGAAAATGTATCTATCAACTGATGGTTCATACGAAAACATTTATGATGATGCAGACCAAACAGTTATTGACCAAATAGTAATCCTCATTAACGAACTCAAAACAAATCCAGACTCAAGACGACTAATGGTTTCAGCTTGGAATGTGGGTGAATTAGACCAAATGGTACTTCCACCTTGTCATTATGGATTTCAAGTTTATACAAGAGAATTGAGTGAAGATGAAAGAAATGAAATTAGAGATATGCAATACTTGAAGAATAACTTACATCAAGCACTAAAAGGAAGTGATACTAAAATTGATTGGGAAAATATCCCAACCAGAGCAATCTCTTTAATGTATAATGCCAGAAGCCAAGATGTACCACTCGGAACTCCATTCAATATATCTTCATACGCATTGTTGTTGGTGATATTGGGTAAAATGGTTAATATGATTCCTGATGAGTTAATTGCTAATATGGGAGATTGTCATATTTATTCAAATCAAATTGATGGAGTTAAGGAACAACTAACAAGAGAACCATATCAATTACCAACATTGAAGATTAATTCAGGTAATGAAAATTGGCATCTATTGGAATTGGATGAAGTATTGAATACATTAGACCCAAGTATAACATTCAAGTTAGAAAATTACCAATCACACCCAATCATAAAATTACCATTATCTAATTAATATGACACTAGACAATTTAAGATTGTTAATTAAAGATGTTTTTGATAATTCAACAGACATCAAAGAAATTGAAAGTTCCATATTTTCGTTAATACGATTATACGAGATGACCGATAAAACTGAATCAACTTTCATCAAAGACAGATACGACCACAAGATACCTGAAAAAGTTCCATATCATACAATATGTGGATGTAATCCAGAAAATGGTGGTAATGGTATTTGTGGTTGTACGATTGGGAGTGTTATGGAACTAATGCAAAAAAAATATGAAGGGACAATTAAATCAAATACAACAACATATTCTGATGCTTTAAGTTGCGGTTTTGGTATCTGTAATTGTACATCAGAAGACAACTATACCTATTGTTTAACTTCAACTAAAACAACAATATAATATGGAATACAGAATTGTAAAAGTTGAAACACCTCAAATAACGAAGAATTATGAGGCTAAAATAGATTTTATACCTGAAGTATACTTTGTAACAAGATATGAAATAGAAAAGAAAATATTTTTCTTTATGCCGTGGATAAACACTAATTATCAATTTATAACTCTTGAAGAGGCTACATCATATGTTGATTGGTTCAAAAGAAAAAAAATTAGAACAATTATCAAATAATGGAAAACAACATACCACCCCAAGATATGGCACAAGAGCTCTTCCATCGTTTCAATAAGGAAGGGCTTCACGATTTAATAACCACAGAAAACAATTAAATTATGGAAGAAAATTTAAAAAAACTTACTAATAATTGTAGTGTTTGTGATTCTGATAAAATCAGATATGAAACTGTAACTTTTCGCAATCTAGTTATTCAATTAATAGCTGGTAAAACCGTTATAAGTTCAACATATCAAGATATTGAATATAAGATTTGCGTTAAATGTGGTGATA